GACCCTGCAACCTATGCCCATGTGTGGGAAGGTGAGTATTTAATCCTTTCGGACTCGCAAATACTTAGCGGCAAATGGGAAGTAAAAGAGTTTGAGCCTGATTTTACTTTTGGAAATCCCAAGTTCGGTGGTGATTTTGGATTTAGTCAAGACCCATCAACACTGATAAAATGTTGGGTTAAGGATAACGTGCTGTATATCAGTGACGAGGCTTACGGTGTAGGTGTTGAATTAAATGATTATGATTCGTTTTATAACCGCATAACCGACAGTAAAAAGGGCGTTATTTATGCTGATAATTCACGCCCCGAAACAATAAGCCACATTAGGCGAATGGGTTACAGTATCAAGTCGTGCGATAAATGGGCGGGTAGCGTCCAAGATGGAATAGCGCATTTACGCGGCTACAAACAAATAATTATTCACCCACGCTGCAAAGAAACGATAAAGGAATGCCGTTATTACAGCTATAAAATCAATGAACGCACTGGAAAGATAACGGCTATGATAATTGACAAGCACAATCATTGTATTGACGCGCTCAGGTACGCATTAAACGATGAAATCAAACAGAGCCAGTCGGCTTACACCCCTATGAGGATTAAAGGTTTATGACAATAGACAATGAACAGTTTTTGCTTGATGCTTATTTCGGCACGGGTGGATTTGCAAATAAGACAATGGGTGGCGATGCAAGTTATTTAAAAAAGCACGTCAATGAATCAGAGGAAAAATACACGCGCCGCAAAGAAACCTGCACATATACCAATTTTGCAGAAACAATCGCGGGTATTTATCAGGGGTATTTGTTTAAATCACCACCCCGCCGCGCCGCCGCAAATGATATTGAGCAAAAGTTCATTGAAAACTCAGACGGTGCTGGTACTGATTTAAACAATGTTATAAAAAGCATACAGTTAATGAGCTTTATACTGGGAGAAGTCTATATTATTGTGGATAGACCGTCTCAGAAATCAGATAACGCCGCGTCTGATAAACTACCATATATTGGATTTAGAAAAAAAAGCCACGTCACGGACGAGCAATTTGACGCAATGGGCAACCTTACCTCAATCACGTTTTCGGAGGTTGCGCCCGATGAAAAGCCGTTAAAAAGAACTTACACAACAACAGGATGGCAGATTGACCGCGACATTTACGAAAATGGCGTTGTTAGTGGTGAGTATAATTTTGGTCGTGTTCCGGTTGTAAAGCTTACTTCTCACCGCTTCTTAATAAATGTTGCGGCACAATCGCTTAAAATGTTTAACCTTGAGTCAGAAATGGACGAGCTACTAACATCACAAGCGTTCTCTATTTTGTATATGTTTTTTACAGACATTCACGCTTACAACGAAGCAAAAGCGGCGGGTGCATTAACGCTTGGTACTGAAAATGGCATTGCGGTTATCGGGAATAATCAACCGCCGGGCTTTATTTCACCCGATGGTATTAACGTCAATTTATACCTGAGCCGCATTAACACAGTCAAAGAAGCTATTTTTAGGGCGGCTTGCCTTGAGTTTTTAGGTTCTACACAGTTAAGCGGTGAGGCTTTGCAGTTGCTTTTTAATCAACTAAACGCACGGCTATCTTCAATTGCAAAAACAACCGAAGTGGTTGAAAAGCAGATATTTGAACTGGTTGGCTTGTGGATGGGGGAAAAATCTGAAATTGTGGTTTCATATCCCAGTGATTTTAATATCCGCTCAATTCCTACAGAAATTCAAACAGCAGCAGAGGCTTTAGCTCTTAACGTTGGCTCAGAAACTTTTGAAAAGGAATTAAAAAAACGCATTGCCAAAATTGTTCTTGATGACATTACCGCTGAAAAGGCTAGCGACATTGACAATGAAATTGACAAAGCGGCTTCTTACGATGAATCGGTAGACCTAAATGCCAATATCAATGCCAATATCAATGACAATAAAACATCCCATGTAATTGAAGATGTGAATAATGGCTGATTATCAAGAAATGCAAAGGCAGTTGTGGGAAGAAATAAAGCTATCAGACAAACGGCTTGAAAAACGCACATCTGCTTTTTTTGATGATTTTATGGCTAGAATGCAGGTCAATGGCTACACTTTTGATAATGCCGCTAAGTCTGCTTTATCTTCTTTTTACACGGGTATCACGCAGTTTTTAGAGGTAGGCATATCAACTGCGGTGTCGGTATCGGTTAATGAGCCGATGCAATCTACTTTTGTTCTTAACGCAATGAAAGAAGCGTTTGCAGAGCGTTGGGATGACGGCTCGATTCTTTCGGACAGGCTATGGCAATACGAAAAAATAACGGCAAAAGAAATAGAAACAACTATTCGCAATTCAATTGCAATGGGGAAGTCTAACTCAAAGTTACTCTATGATATTCAATTTGCAATTGAAAGTAACGCGGGTAATCAGTTTGAAGTAATATCAAATAATAGCAATAAATGGACAAGGGAATTAAAAGATTCGGCAAAGTTTTTAATTACTAACCCTAAATCCAAAGCAGATTTTGATTTAATCGTAAAACAAACACAGAAATATATTGATAAATTAGCGGTTACTGGCACTAAAAATTACAGCCAGCAATACTTAAATAAAATCAAAGAATCGGTAAAAAATGGCAACCAAGCGGCTGTTGATAATGCGCTGAAATGGTGGGTTTATGATAAGCAATTGTATAACACTAAACGCATTGCCCGAACTGAAATGGCTAATGCGGGGCATAATGCCGTTATCAATACGACCCTTGATGATGGGTTAATTATTGGCTATTGGTGGCGTTTATCGCCGGGTCATGTCGATAAAAAATGCTTGTGCAATCAGTATGCTAATGTTGACATGGGGCTAGGTATTGGAGTGTGGTCTAAAGAGCTTGTGCCGCGCAAGAAACCACACCCGCATTGTACTTGTCTTTTGATTCCACTGACTAAGAGGCGGTGATTAAAAAACCTTTTACTTGATTGCTACTCATTTTATTTTTTCCCGTGTTTTAAATAAGCCTCATAACAAGCATTGGCACTGTAAGTTTTTGGCAAACGCCGCGCCGTTTCAAACGCGGTTAGATAGATTTCCTTTTCGGTATCGCTATCAATCTTTGTAGTTTCATTTGCAACAACAGCATCACGCCTAATCCATTTTGTATTAAACGGGTTAGGTTTGCCGTTTGAAATAAACCTGCCTTTTTTGTCTCTGTTTTTCATTCTTTGACCAACAACTCCTCTAAAAATTCTTTGTGTAATTGACTTAGCTTAATAACAGTTTCCTGCTTAATCGTTGCAAGATTGCCGTTATAGCAAACCCCTTTCGCATAAAAATGAACTGTTGACCGTGAAATACCTAACTTTCTAGCCGCCTTTGCCTTCCATCCATAACTGCCAAAAATATCACGGCACATAGTCGAAAATTCAGCAGAAGTCATATAACTTGATAGTGAGTAATAATGCCAGCGGGTGTTATTACCCGTGTATCTGTAGACCACACGAGCCAGTCGGCAAAATGCGGGTAATGCGCCCTGCCACCACAAGCATATCTAACAAGTTTCCCCACTGTTTCGGGTGGTTGTGTGTTGCCTGTATGCGGGTGCATTGCTTTTTTAGTTAATTTTGCCCCGGCTGTTTTTGTCACTCGCAACTGTGTTGGTTTTTGTGGCATTGCATATCCCAAGTGTAGTAAAAATCAAACGTTATGATAGCACAATGCTCAAGCTTTGCTCAATAAGCGTAAAATGTAATTTTTTATTCGGAGCTTATAAATGTTTAGAAGAAAGCACTTGCTTTGTGATGATAACCCTGATAGCGCGGGTGGCGGGGGTGGTGATGATTCTGTTGATACCACGTCATCAGCAACAACTGCTAACGCCGCAACAACGTCTGCTGAAATTGATATTGCCGCTATCGAAGCCGCAGCATACAAAAAAGCAGAGGAAAAGTTTAAAAAGGATTTTGAAGCGAAACAGGAAAAGGCAAAAAAAGACTCTGAAAAGCAGCGTTTGCATGAGCAGGGCGAGTTTAAAACGCTTTTAGAACAGGTGCAAGCCGAAAACAATCAGCTTAAAGTCGAAAAGGCTAAGGCAATTATTAAAAACGAAATCATGCGTAACAGCGGTGATATTGCCGAACAGCACAAAAGTTTATTAGTTAAAGTTTTTGAAGGCGATGCTGTTTACGAAGATGGCGAAGTCAAGCTTGACGGCTTGCAAGCAAGTGTCTATATCGCAAAGTTTTTGAAGGAAAATAGCAGTTATAAAAAGCCGACTGCTAACTTGGGTAGTGGTGCACCAAACAGTGCAGAAACTCCTGTAAAAAACCCATTTTCAAAAGAAAATTTTAATTTAACTGAGCAGCTAGCTCTTTTAAAAAACAATCCAACCCTAGCCGCACAATTAAAAGCGGCTGCAAAATAACCTAGGAGTTTTATTATGGCTAGTGCAGTAACAAAAGTTTCTGATATTTTAGCACCCGAAATTTGGAATGGCTATGGTGCGCAACGCTCTATTGAACTGTCGGCGTTCTGGCGTTCAGGCATTGTAGCAGCCGTGCAGGGGCTTGAAATTCCAACAGGCGGGGCAACTATTAATATGCCCTTATTTAATGCGCTGACAGGAACAGCGCAGAGGTTAAGCGATTCAGCCGCACTCGAAACAAAGAAAATCACAGCAAGCAAAGATGTTGCGGTAATTCAATTGTTAGGCGATTCTTGGTCTACCAACGACTTAGCGGGTGCTTTATCAGGTGCTGACCCAGCTAAAGCTATTGCTGATTTATTGGCTGAATATTGGGCTATCCAGATGCAATCACAAGTCGTGTCATTGCTTAAGGGCGTGTTTTCAGCGGCAAGTATGTCAGCGAATGTTAGCGATATTTCAGCGGGTGGCTCTGAGGCGGTTCGTGCTTTTAACCAAAACACGTTTATTGACGCTTCACAAAAACTGGGTGATGCAAAAGGACGGGTAACAGCAATTGCAATGCACTCGGCAACCGAAGCGTACCTTGCAAAACAACAAATGATTGTCTATGAAACAAGCGCGGATAAAAGTGACCGTGTTGGCAGATATATGGGCAAAACCGTTATTGTTGATGATGCGTTGCCAGTCGATACAGGCACTTACACAAGCTACATTTTTGGTAGTAATGCCATTGGTTTTGTGGACAGCATGGTCGGTGAAGCTGACTTGGAAACAGACCGTGATATTTTGGCAGGTGAAAACGTTATGACAATGCGCCGCCGCTTTATTCTGCACGTCATGGGTTGTAAGTGGAAAGGTTCACCTGTTGGTATTGCCCCAACAACGGCTGAAATTGAAACAGGCACAAACTGGGAACGTGTTTATGATTCAAAGAACATTCCTATCATTCAGTTTAAACATAAATTGGCTTAATAACCATGAGTTTAACATCTTTTAATCGAGCCAGAAGACAAGCGGCAAAAAAAGAAGCCGCTGAAAAACAGGCTTTGGATGACACTGTTTTGATTGAGTCTGAGAAGCCTAAGTCTAAGCTAAAGCCGCAAAAGCAAAATGATTCAGATACGGCTACAGAATAGCGAAGCTGTAATTGATGGCTTAAGCAACATAGCAAGCCCGTCTGTTGTCAGGCGGGCTGTTTATGCAATGGCGCAGCAATATCACGCCGACATTTTGGACTATGTTTACGCAGGTAGGGCTTACAGACAACGCGCTAAACAGCTAACACAATCAATCGGGTGGCATGGCAATAACGACACCAGCGCAACGGTTTATGCTAATGCGGAATACGCGCCGTTTGTTGAGTTTGGAACGCGCCCACATCTAATAGTGCCAGTCAATCGCAAAATATTACAGTTTCCTGTGGTGGGCGGTGGCATGGCTTTTGCAAGACGGGTTAATCACCCAGGTTCTCGTGCATATCCGTTTTTTTACACCGACCAAGCTACACGGCGTGAAAATATGCAGGCTAGAGCAATTGAGATTTTAAACGAGGCAATTAATGGCTAAATATTCTGAATTAACCGATTACACGGATGTAATGATTGATGTTGTGGAACATTTTTTAATTGATGCTGATACATTTGTTGATTTAGAGCTAAATAAACGCGGTATTAAATTGATTGATGTTACTGCATTATTGCCAATTGCGCTGCTAACTCAAATAGCTGTTAATTATGCGAAAAGATTAGCGTGTATTGAGCAATCGCGCGATGAAAACTCGCCGTTAATCCCTAAAGCGCGTGAATATGAAAAAACCATTCAAATGCTTTTAAGTGGATTAACCGCTGAATCAATCGGAATAATTGCAGACCCGCCTAGCACAATCGGCTTTTATTCAATTCAAATAGCGCGGGGTTAAAAATGCTTGCTGAATTAAACGCCTTAAAATCACGACTTGAATCATTACCTGAATTAGCTGATTTTAGTCACACGTTTGAATACAAAAAAGCATCAAATGCTTTAAGAATGCCGATATTAACTTATGAGTTTATAACAGCTAATTGTTTCCCAACCGAAGACATTACAGCGGTTCTTATAAGCATACAAACTAGGGATGTAAATACAGACAGAGAACCAGCTATTATTTATATAAACTCAATAGCAGAGATGATTAAAAAAAACCTGTTTTTGAATAAATCACTATTACACAGAACAAATAATCAAGGGGCAATTATTTTAGACACAAAGAAACCTATTGCGATTACTCCAGATATTGATTCGCCACATCCGTTTTTTGAATGTGGGGTTTTGGTTAATTTAATTACTTACATGAATTACTTAAATGAGAGGTAAAAAATGGCATACCAAGCAATTGCCTACGAAGGCACATTTAATTTTAACCGCCGGTCAAGGACTGGTGTTTACGCGGGAATGAAACCGATTATCGGTATTGCCGCGCTTGAATTAATGAGCAAAATGAAAGATGAACAAATGAAAAGTAACGACCTTGGCTCTTACGCGCTCACAGTTCATTCTATGTCTTTTGCTGATGACACAAGTGCGTCACTCGAATTACAAGAGTTTGACCGTGAGTCAATGGCAATGTCACTTTTAGGGGATAGTGCAGAGTTAAATTCAGGCGCGGGAACTGTTGTTGACGAGGCAATCACAGCAAAACTTGGTGCAATGGTGGCACTAGCCCACATTAACATTGAAGATGGTAGTGTAATTGTAACTAACACAGGCGGTACAACAACTTATGTTTTGGGTACGGATTACACTGTAAATTACGTCACTGGTCATATTACAGCATTAGCAGCAGGCGCGATTACCGAAGCACAAAGCCTAGAGGTTTCTTATGACTTTTTAGCGTTGTCAGGCAGTAAAATTTACGCCGGAGCCGAGCCGCTCATCAAGGGGGCTGCTATGTTTCAAGGGGTAAACTTATCTGACGGCACTAATATTATTATTAAATTCCCTAGCGTGCAGTTAATTTCAGATGGCGGCTTAGGCGTTTTGACAGCATCAAGTAGCCCTAAATTTTCAACTGCAAAATTTAAAATGAATATGTTTTTAACTGACTTGGTTGCGCCTAATGGTCGCAAAGCACTTTACACGGTTGAAACTTTTTAAATGCGAAAAAAAGAAGCGTTAATAATCAAGCATAATTTTCAAGAAATTCAAATTGAAGTTCTTGAAATAACTATTGCCGATATTTTGGTAATGTTGTTTTCAGCTAAAAATGATGATGAGTTTAACGCTTCTTTTGTTGCTAATTATTTTGAAACGAATATAGGATTTTTTATTAATTCTTCTATTCATATTAGCAAAATGAGTGCTAATGCAATTGAATTAATAAGCAATTCTTTTTTAAATGTTAATAAAGAGTATTTTAATCCTGAAAGTGAACAAACAAATAAAAGAAAAATAGCCTCTAAATTAAAGCGGTATGTTAAGCACGAAAAGGCTGATTTAATTAGTATTGTTAATAGCTTAATTCAAATGGGACATATTGAAGCGATTAATTATGGCTGGTCTTTTTTTGATGCTATTTTAGAAGATTTGAAAAGGAAGAGTAATTAGATGGCTAAAGATACAAAAGTCAATATCTTAATAACCGCTGAAAACAAAGCTAAAGCAGGGTTTAATTCTGTAAAGCAAAGTGCTTCCGAATTAAAAGGTTTTTTAAGCTCTTTGTTCGGGGTAAGTATATTAGGTTTTTTTACAAACGACTTAATAAATACAGTTAGAACAATTCAGGATTTACGACTAAAACTTTCAGGGCTAACCGATTCACAACAGGACTTTGCTAATTCAGAGGCATATTTAACAGACTTAGCTAAACGCCATCACAAAGCCGTTGGTGATTTGACTGACAACTATGCAAAATTGCTGATTATGGAAGACGCGGGGGTTATTACACGTCAGCAATCAATGCAAATGCTAGAAGGGTTTAGCAATGTTATGTCAAAAACAGGCGCAAGTTCCACTCAAACAGGTCAGGCTTTGTATGGTCTTTCGCAAGCGTTGGGACAAGGCACTGTACAGTCAGCAGAATTTAATCAAATTATTGAGCCGTTGGCTGGTTTTGGCAACAAGATAGCTGAGGCTTTTGGAGTTAAATCAGTCGGTGCATTACGCGCAATGATTGGTGCAGGACAGGTAACAAGCGAGATTTTTGGCAAAAAAGTTGTACAGGCGTTAGAAACATATAAAGGTGCGGCTGAAAGGTCGGCGGGTACAATTACCGCAACGTATGCGGATGTCGGAACGTCATATACCGAGTTTGCAAAAAAAGTAGAAAAGCCAATTGCGGCGTTTGCTGTAAAAATCTCTGATACAGCAATGAAGTCTTTGAATTTTGCTGCTGAAAACAAAGATTCTATTATCGCGGCTGTTGAGGCGATAGCCCTTGCCTATGTCGCGAGAGGGGCTGGTGCGTTAGCGATTTATGCACGTTCTGTTTATGCAAATATTGAAGCTGAAAAGGCGGCTAGAGCGTCATCGTTAGCTGAGGCGCAAGAAAAACTAGCGTCCGCAGAGGCTACGAGAATAGCGACTGGTGCAAAGGTCAATGAATCAGCAGCCGCTATAAGATTAATTGATTCAAATTTAGCCCTTGTTCGTTCTGATGCTGCTGCTAACGCGCAATCTTTCGCAAGCACAAACGCAAGAATAGCAGCGGCTAAATCGGCAATATCAAGCTTAACCGCAACGGTTGAATTAGCAGAGGCTCAGTTAGTTCTGGCAAGAAACGAGCTTTTAACGGCTGAGGCTGCTTATTCTCAATCACTATCAAACTCGGCTCTTTTGAGTTCACAAGCCGCCGCAATCACAAGCTCGTTAAATCAAGCAAGGGCGCAAGAAACGGTAGCCGCAACAGCATTAGCAAGCGCAAGTGCAAACGTAAATTTAATTGAATCCAATCTTGCTCTTGTGAACTCTGATAGAGCAGCCGAAACCGCCGCACTAAAGACTGCTAACGCACAAATTGCACGGTCAAAAGCGGCTATTGCTGCTATGTCCACCACTACGCAGTCAACATCAATTCAATATCTGTTAAGGCAAGAAACAGAAAAACTAACTATTGCAGAAAACGCCCGTGCAACCGCATTGTCAAAATTAGGCGTGTTAGGCTCGAAGGCTGGAGCAATAAGTGAAACACTGGCTTTGTCAAAAGCACAGCAAGCTGCGGCACAAGCAACACTTAATGAAGCTAAAGCCAACACAACGTTACTAGACTCAAATTTAGCAGCGGTAAAATCAGATATTGCCGCAACAAATTCAGCAATCGAATTAGCAAATGCACGGATTGCAAGCGCAAAAGCTGCTCTAACGGCTTTGCAATCAGACGCACAAACAATTGAAGCAAGGCAATTATTAGCGGTAGAAACCGCAAAATTAACCGCCGCCCAAACCGAATTATCAGCCGCAACAGCGCGGCAAGCAGCATTAGGCAGGCAGGCTAATGAAATAACGGCGCAGCGCGTTATAGCAGGACGCGCGTTAGCAGAGGCAACTGCGTTAAATACCGCTGCTATAAACGCTGAAATAGTTGCCCAAAACGAATTAGGTGTTGTTGCATCAAGAACAAGCTTGTTAATGACCAAGGTTGGTAGTGCGGCAAAATCAGCGATGTCTTTAGTCGGTGGTGGCGCGGGGCTAGCATTAATCGGATTGTTTGCGCTGTACACAGCACTTGAAAAGATAATGGACGTAGAAGGGCAAGCCGCTCAAAAGGCAAAATTATTTTCAGATGCTGTTGCTAAAGCAGGCGATGAAATTAAAAAAATGTCTTTAATTGAAGTTGAATTAGATACAAAAAATACGGATAAAAGTATTAGCGATATTAAAGGAAAAATAAAAGAATTAGAAACCTTTAAAATAAGCAAACTATTTGATGTAAATGAATTGGCAAATCAAAGGGCTAATTTAACACGTCAATTAGATGTATTAAGTGAAAGAAAGAAACAATTAGCTGGCGGCGCAAATGACAAGCTAATGAATTTTGACAGCTCCACAGTATCTGCTGAAAAATTAAATGACGAATTAATTAGCACACAAACAGAAGTTGCCAAGATAGAAGAAAGAATAAAGCCATTAAAAGACCTGCAAATAGAAGGAAAGCTAAATGTCTATTCTGAATCGGCTTTAAAAGAAGATGAATTGCGTTTAAATGCACTAAATTCAAAAATATCCGCATTACAAGGGGATTCTCGATTAAAAGATACTAGCAATAGCCCTTTATCTAAAACACAGCGCAAAGAGAAGGCAAAACAAGATAAGCTTGATGCTAAGATTGAAGATGAAAACTTTAAAAATCAAATAGAACGTCTAAAACAAAACGAAGCGGAACAGATTAGAATTGCTGAAAAATCATATTTAGACAAAGCGGCTTTAGCCAAAACAGAATTAGATAAACAAGGCTTGGATTCTGAAATAAATGCCATAAAAATGAACTCAGCTGTCGCAATGACTAATTTTTTAAGAGGGCAGTACGTTATTGAAAAAAACGATATTTTAGCTCACCAGTCATTAAAAGTAGCGTTTAACGAAAAAGAGTTATTATCAAAAAAAGAAACATTAAAAAGAATTGAAGATTCTCAGAAAGAGTCTATTTCAAACCTAATTTCAATTGAAAAAGAACACCATGACAAAGCCATTGCCGCCCAAAATGAAATAGCCAACCTGCACAAAACGGGTGCAGAAAAGCTAAGAGAAATTGAACGCGCGGGCATGACAGACGCGCAACTAAAAGCGGATAAAGAACTTGAAATAACTCAGAAAACCGCCCAAGTAAAAGAACTGATTAAAAAAGGCGAATTTGCCAAAGCTGCCGAGGAAGGCAAAAAACTACAGGACTTAACCGCAACCGCCGCAATGGATGCTAATTCGCAGGTCAAAACAGGCGAATTGCCTTGGTATGAAGGCGCGTTAGCGGCGGATAAATACAAAGAAAGCTTAACTTTAACTGAGCAAGCCTTACAGGGTGTTAGCACAGCAGAGCAAGAAAAAGAAGAAGCGGCTGCTATGCAACGCGCCGAGCAAGAAATAAAACTCCGGGAAACAAAGGGGGTTATTGACGCAATTAATACCGCCCTTGCCAGTAAAAAAATGCTTGAAATAGTTGCTGACACAAAGGCAATTGACGCTGTAAAAACTGCGATTGACACTATTCCAAACGTCAAAAGAATCAAAATTGAGTTTGGAGAAAATGGTGTGCCGAGTTTTAGTGAGGCTGCTAGCGTTACAAACAAAGCCGTTGCGAATAACAAAACGGGTGTGACAAGTGATTCTGAAAAGATTTTAGGGCGGTATGTGATAAGTATGGGGGACGCTGGCAACATAAACGCAATTGCTGATAAAGCGGCGGATGTAACGCTTGAAAAGCTTAAAAAATACAACAGGACAGCGACATAATGACAAATAACGCAATTTTGGGCGGAGTGGATTTAGGGCTTTATGTAGCGTGGGTAAATGAGTTTGATTATTCCCCCGCGAAGTTTGAGCAATTATTTACGCTTTCAGGTCATCAAATAATTAACCAATTTACCCAACGGGCGGGGCAAAAAATTCAGCTAAAAATGGACTTGTTTTATCCTGTATTAAAAGCTGTTTATGCGTTAGGTAATGATGCAATGGAACTAATAATTTGTGACGGCAGGCAGTTTAACGTTGTTATTGACCGAACAAATGACAAGCCGATTGAAGCTAACCCTGCGTTTGAAGCAAATGCTTATGATGACGATTCTTTTTTTCGAGTCACAATTAATTTACTCACGGTGTAAAGAATGGCAAATTATTTTAGATTTTTAAAAAGTGCGAATGTTAGCAGTACAGCAGCAACGGGTGGACGGGCTACTAATTTTGATTATCCCAACGCATCACTGCACAATATTTTTCCCTCAACACCAGCGGCTGAAACCGCAACCGTGCCAGTGGTTTTAAACAGAAAAGTACACGTTAAATTTGAAACCGCAACCGATAACTCTATTTTATCAACTGTACTTGTGTTTTTGCAAGATGTGGCACGGGGTTACAAAATTGTAAACAACGTACTGACTGAGCAAGCGAGTACAAGCAAAGCTGTTTTAATCGCAGGAACACACCGCAACGCATTAAGCGACTTGACAGGCAGCGAGAGAAAATACTCGACTGGCATACTAAATGCAAACGTAACAGCGGGTGGCAGTGTATTGACGGTTGCGTACCCAAACGGCTTAGAATCTGACTTGCCCGTGCAAACAGGTGATACGCTTGTCCTATGCGGTGCGGTAATGACTGCGGATGTTGAAAGAGCGGTTGCTGCTAACGTGACGTGGGCGGCTAATATTGCCACCATCACGCTTGAAACCCCGCTTTATTCAAATTACACGGCAAATGAAACGCAGGTAGCGTCTGCTATCAAAGTAACTGATTTACAGCCCCTGCTTGATAATATCGTTGTCACAAGCGCGACTGGTTTATTTGATTTAGTGTTGCCACTGGGTATGACTTCACTGTTATCTGCACGGGCAACGATTGAACAAACTTGGACGTTTACATTTTTAACTGCCACTACTTTTAGTATAATAGGTGACACCAAGGGCTTACTGGGAAACGGTGACATAAACACAAACACCGCGCCTAACAACCCTGATTACACCCTGCCCTATTTTTATATCCCCATCGGTAGCTTTACAGGTACTTTTATTGCAGGCGATACCGTTGTTTGCCAGACACACCCGTTTATTATCCCTGCCTTTATCAAAAAAACGCTAGCCGTGGGAACAGCGGAAGTGGATTATGAAACAACAAAATTAGCAGTATGGGCTGCTTAAAATGACTTTCGCAATGAGTCCAGTTTTTGTTATGCCGACTTTAACGGCTAACCAAGCTGATTTAAAGTTCGCTATCTTTGCAGTGTTAGAATGCCGTCATCAAGTCGGTAGGCAAGATGTTTATTTTGGGGAGTTTACCGCATGGCACGGCATAACGGGTGCTTATTTTGCTTGTCTAGCAAGTCATCATCAAGTCGGACACGCGCCTATTTTCTCTGTTTTTGACGGACGGCAAAAGGTTGGGCGCGGTGAGCAATACCTGTCAATACTTGACGGTAGGCAAGAAATAGCGGGGGCAATAACAACCACTTTCAATACAATTGATGATGCACGGCTAAAAGCAAACGGGCGCGAGTTTAGGTTGATTGATTTTAATATCAGTTCTGAAATTGATAGTTTTTCTTACACATGGTCAGCAACGCTTGAAAATATAAACGATTACAACGAATTAAACCCGCTCGATAGCTTTATTGAAGCTTCTTACAACGTGCAGGGGCATGATTTTAAACTGCTTATTGAATCCGCCGAACGGTCAAGGTCAAATAATGTCAGCTATAAAATATCGGGGCGTGGGAAAAACGCATTACTTGATAGTCGGTATTGCGATAAAATAGACCGTGCTTATAAAAACATTTCAGCCCGAACAATTATTGAAGAAATGTGTGCGTTAAAAAATATCAGTTTGATATGGCAAATAAACGATTGGGTTATCGAAAAATACGATGCTACAAAAGTTTATCCGCTGGATATTATCAAAAAAGTAGCAGGTGCTAAAGCGGCTTGTGTTTTGCCTACTGTGGGCGGTGGGTTAAGAATTTGTGTTCGTGATAAAAAACG